GTGCTCATCGCGATCTGCGCGACGGTCGGCTCTGGTGTCGGTGGTTGCGGCGGCGCGCCGATAGGGGTCGACATTTCCGTCGCCATCTCTCCAAGCCGCGATATCGTCGCTCGCCCCGACATATGCAGCGCGGCAAGACAGTACACCTCAAGGTCCAGCGCCTCGTTCCGGTCGCGAATCTTGACGTATTCGCGCACCGTGCCCGCGCCCTTTTTGTAGCGCTTGACCGCTTTCTCGGCGGTAAGCTGATCGAGGTAATCATCGTCGACCCATACCGGCAAGTGCATGAAGCCGGCGCCCTTGTCGGCGATGTGCAGGCGCGCGAACACCGTATCCTTGATCGTGTCGACGCCCAGCGGCCACAGCTGCACCTTATAGCGATTGTTTCTGGTTGGCTTTGAGACCATCTCTCGGCCAGCGCCCCCGACGCCCTTGATCGCATACACGTGCTGCGAGAGTCCGCCGACCTTGCGGTCCTCTCGCACTTTGCAGAATTTATATACATGATCGGTGTGCAGGCCGCCTGAGTCGACAGCGACAAAGCGCATTGGCATGGTGCGGCCACTCTCATGCGTCCACAGCTGCTGCAAATCTTTGTCGAGCTCGAGCCAGGTTTGCTCCTTCGACGGATCGCCATAGACCTGGCCCGTCGCGATCAGCCAGGACTCCTCGCGATCTCCGTAGCCTTTGCATTTCCATTCGAGTCGATCGCCCTGGACGTCGACCGCGCCTACCAGCACACCTACTCCGTGAGGTACCTCAGCAGGATATTGCTCGATTCGACTTTTAAGGTTACTGGCGTCGAATGTTTCGCCTTTTTCCTCCCACGTCTCACCGAGCACTGTGTTGACGAAAGTTTTGAGCGCCTCGGTGTCACGAACCGAAGCGAGAAACTCCGTCGCAATGTGTCCCCACGTGGCATTCGGGCTGTAACTGTACGCCGCCCAAACATGAAAGCCGGCATGACGCGGAGCGCCGACCGCGGTCGCTCGCCATTCACCTCGTGAAATCATCGGGCGCTTGTGCGAGTGATCGATGCGGCATCCTGAGACCTCGCAGACGTAATAGGCCTCGGCCGGCTTTCCTTCCGGCCATTTGAAGCCATACGGCTTTTCTCGGCCGCCAAATTTCAGCGTTTGAAACTCGCCGCAATGCGGGCACGGCACGAAGTAATAGCGCTTATCGCTTTGCTCGAACAGACTCTCAATCTTCGACATACCCTTCGTCGTCGGCGTGGATCCGGCGACGATCTTTCTATTCCAGTAGTACTCCGTGCGACGGATGCCGAGCTGGATCGGATCGCCCTCCGCGCCGATGCTTGGCGGATAGCCGTCGACCTCATCAAAGAAAACTATTCGACGCGAGACGCGCCGGAAGCCGCGGCCGCTGTTGGCGCCGACGAAGCTGAGCGTTCCGCCAGGGAATTGTTTTTGCAAAATGGTGTTGCTGCTATCTTTCGTTTTCGATGCGACCACGATACCGCGAAGCACTGGCGTATCGCGAAACATCGGTGCGATCTCTTCCTTGCTGTAGCCCTCCGCGTCCTCGACGGTGGGCTGCACGACCATCATTGGACATGGGTCCTGGTGGATGTGGTACGCGATCGCGTTGTTGATGCATTTCGTATAACCGACGCGCGCTGATTTCATGACTGTGATCTGCTCGACTGCCGGATCGACAAACGCGTCCATGATTCCGGTCTGATATGGGATCACCTGCCAGCGGCCGGCCTCCGCGCTCGATTCCGACGAAAGATACGCGTACTCACGCGCCCAATCCGACAGCAGCAGACGCCGCGGCGGCCGCCACGCCTCGCGCAAGTAAGCAACAATGGCACTAGGCGACTGCAGTGGCATTGGCCAGCTCCTCGAGCTCTTCGCGAATCAGGTTCTCGATAATCGAGATGTCGATCGGCGAAAGCGACGGGCATTGATTGCGGCATTTGGCCGCGACGCCTAGAAGTCTGGTTTTCGCCTCGGTAATGAGCTTGAACCACTCCGCCTTGACCTCCTCGGCATTGATCAGGATTCCTGCTTTCTTCTCAAAATCTATTCGAGCAAGGTCCGCCATATATTGCTCCCGTCGAGCTCTGGCCTCGCCGTAGCTATTGACTGGTGATGGCTGGGAATCGCCTTGCGGCGCATCGGGTATGGGTGCGGTCCGCGCCCTCTTCGGCTTCTTCGAGGCTGCCTTTCGCCTCGACTGCGCAGCCCTTTGCCCTGGCTGAGTATTGGCTGACCATTCCTTGTCCGCGCTAGCAACGTCTACCTTTTTGCCGACAAGCGAGACGCGTCCAGTCCTCACCGCTTTCGAGACGGCCTCCACGGTTATTCCGCGATGCTTTGCGTACTCGCGCATGGAAACCAGTCTGCCCATCCCACAACCTCTTTTAAATTTTCAAACCTACCGACAGATCGAGGTCGCCGTCACCCGCAGCGCATGACCCCCTAGGGAGGACCCATGAGGTCAATCGCCTCGCGAAACTACTGGCGAGGATCGATGTGATGATGATCGATCGTATGTACATACAGCACGATCATGCATTCAATCGATAGAAGCGCCGATAGAACGACTCTTGGAACACGTCATTGAATGACTGCTGTGTCGTGCTGACGAAGTTAAGCGCCGCCTTGAGTCGCACGTTGGACTTGAACGAATAGATCAATCGTATGTCGTCACGTCCAGGCCCTACACGTTGGAATACACCACCCAATGGCGCGCGCCGCGTCTGCGGCAGAATGAACGTGCGTTGATCGCCCTGCCATATGAGGTACTGACCCGACAGCTTGCGCTTGCGAATGCCCGACAACTTACGCGCTCTTAAGATGCCGCGTCCTTGCGAGGTGATTGCAGATTTGCGGAAGTTCAGTGCTGAGAACTCGAACTGTGGTCTGACACTATCAGCAATGGATGGCCTTGCAGCTTGACCGGTCACTGGTATAGCGACGTTCTTACCGATGAATGGCAACCGCGCACCACCATCCTCAAAGATCGACAATAGGAATCGCGGCTTATTTGCTACGCCGATTTCGGCATATGGACGATTAGCGCGCGCATTGGCAAAGGCAAATATCTTGATCGAGCGATCCATGAATGCGGCTTGACGTACGTGGAAGCGCTGCCGCACATTCTCGCGAATCCGGTTTTGCGCTTCCTTCGCTGCATCGTTCAATGCTTGAGCCGTCGAGAAGGCGAGATTGCGCGCATAGCGTTTAGCATTCTTGTCGAGTAGCGATGTATCCACTTTGATGCTGATCTGCATTTCACTGACCTGTGATCGTGCAAAGCGTGAAAACCCACAAGGCTCGATTAAGCCACCATTTGAGTTTATCGCGACGCTGGTGCCGCGGAACTGCGGATGGCATCACATGCGCAAAATCCTGACCTAGTAGTGATCTATCTTCGGAGGGATCGTCTTGCAGGGTTCGCCCAATGATGTGCGATCGCATTCGCTTACCGTTGGGCGAGATCTGGATCACTGCAGTACGGACGTATATTGCGAATAGCCGTACATCGCGGCCAAAACGATAGCGACGATGATTCCTATGACGATCCAAAACCCGAGCCAACTGCCATCGTCGCTGCCGTTGTATTCCTCGTCCGACATTTCGAGTTTCTTATCCACGCCAATTGATGCCGCCATGGGTGAGCACCGCCGCGAGCACGAAGCAAAACCACGACAGCGGCCAAAAGTATGGCGTCCACGGACGCGAAGGATTGCCCCATGGCACGCATGCAAGAGCGGCAAATATCAGCGCCAGAATCAACACAAGGAAACTGAAGCTCATGATTTTTTCTCCTTCAAACGATTGATCTGATCTCAATTACGACGCCGCTGCTCTCCAGCGCTTCGTCATCCTCACGGGGAAACACTTTCGCGAGCCGCTCGTATTGCACGACACGCGAATCGTCAGTCCAGATGCCAGCCGTGGTGAGCGCATCTTCGGTCGAGCGGGCGAGCTTTGAGACATCGGGCTTTCGCATCGCGTGGATGCGCTTTCGCTTCGGTGCGGATTTTGGTTTCGGCACGGTGAAGATCATCCGCACCGAGAGCGCGCAATCGAGCGGAGCCGGATTGCCTGAGGCCTCGCGAGCTTTGATCGCGGCGGCGACAACGTCCTGGCGCCACGGTTTCACCTTCTTCGAGGATTCGACCATCATGCCGTGACCGTTCACCATGCCGACGAATTTCTTTGATCCTTGCGGCGCCGGCGAGCCGTACACGACGATGCGCAAGATCGCTTCCCTCACGGCTATTCGTCCGAATCGTCCGAATCACCCGCCTCGTCTTCAGCGGGCTCATCGTCGTTCGGTGTTTCCAAATTCAGATCCTGCTGATTCTCATCCGCCTCCATTTCCCCGAACTGCAGTTTCGCCTCGATCTGATGACCCATCCAAAGCAACATCTCGATCGACTTGGAAGTGGCTGGAGCTTGCACTGTGCAGGTAAGCAACGTTGATCCGCGATCCTGTGGTTGGAACGTGCAGGACTTGATCGTGCAATTGCCCATATCGATTTTCTTGGCATTCACCCCCACGGTAAAGGCGCACAGCGAATCTTTGAACTTGCCGTTCTTGCGATACGGTGCCCAATCTTTCAACAGCGGTTGCGTAAGCTCCCCGCCTTCCGTTTTAAACCACGCATCAGTCACGTGCGATTCTCCGGTGAGTGCGATGGTTTGCTTTGCGGTGAGCAGCGTTGAGAGTTTCAGATCGATGAAGGGCA